CACAACCGAGCGTCGGGGTTTTTGAAGGACTTAGAAAAATACAATGAGGCGGCAAAGCTCGGGTGGAGAATAATAAGGACCCCTTGGGAATGGATAGAGGATGGGTCCATCGTTCCGGTAGTGATTGAAGCGTTGCTTTGCAACAGAAAAACATTGGACAAATAAAGTTAAGGTAGTGTTTGACAGATTGCTATTGCAATGGTATTCTATTAATAGTGTGGGATTTTAAAAGAAGCCGGGGTTGCCGCCCCGGCCAGTTATGGGTACCTGCAAGAATTTATCGCTATGTATATTATAGCATAACACATAAAGATTGCAAGTAGCAGGTGCCCAAAGTGTATGAAGGCGCCTGCTTTTTTGTGGCGCGAAAGGGGGAAGAACATGGCAGCGAAACAACAAAACAAAGGCCGTTACGTCACGATCCGAACCACCGTTTGGGGCAGGCTTACACGTATGGGGTTGTCGAGGCTCGCTCGGCTGATACTGGCCGAACTTTTGCATGGCGACATACGGACGAACGTCAAAAGCGGTATTTTTTGGCCGTATCACCCTATGGTCATCGCTTCGATCATGCACGAGCCACCGGACGAGGTGGAGGCTGCGATGCAAGAACTTGAAGAAGCAGGGTGCATCCGGATGGACACGAAGTCCATGCTTATCTGGGTTAGAGAAAAATGGCTTCACGAATGGGTGAACAATCAATCCTACGTAACAGCCATTGTAAATGAACTCGAACCAATGCCGTCGGATTCTAACATCTGGCCTGACGTGCTCGGGGTATTCAAAGCCATTCAAGACCGTTTAGCAGAAGCAGACGAAGAAAACCTAAAAAAGCGCGCCGCTTGGTTCGATCCGATAATTGAAGTCCTCAAAGTAAAAATCGGCTCAAAAGTAAACATTGAGTCAACAGAAGAAGGACACATGTGGTTGACACATATGTCGGACACAAGTAACGGACACATGTGTCGGACACTAACAGCTATAGGGCTAAAGGGCTATAGGACTAGAGAGCTTCTAGCTAAAGAAAGTAAAAAAGGGCTCACGCAAGCGCGAGCATCGGTGTCGAAAGCTGTGGAAAACTTCTTTGTCCAGTACAAAAAAGCAACTGGGAAAGAGCATCCTGGAATAAGTCCAAGTGAGAAAGAAAACATCCTTGAAGGGTTGGACCGGATATTTGCAAGTTTCGAAGACGTCATAGACGCCGATCCGAAATTGTCAGTCCAAGCGACAATCGAGCAATTCTTCAAGGACTGGGAGACGGGAAACCTTAAAGGTGAAGATCCGACTATTTGGCTTTTTTTGACACCGGAAGTGTGGCGGATGCGAGCTTTCAGGGCGGGAGCTATAGACACAGAAGAAGTTTTTAACCGTGCCGATGGCTCGGTGCTTAGTGAGGAGGGGAAATAAACATGGAGAAGCAATATTACACGCTAAAGGAAGCTTTAAGCATTGCTCAGGAAATAGATCCCAGAGTGCCACAGTTAAGAAGTCTTTCTAGATGGCGGGTGCATCGGTGCATTCCGGGACCGGTTATGTATTCCTACGACAGCGGTCGAGTAGGGCTTTATACAGAAGAACTAGTCATTTCGCTTTTGGTAACCACAAAGCTAAACAAAGACCGCGGTTTTTCAATTTATGAGATAGCCAATGCTTACGCTGCCTACCAAAGCACAGGCATGGGGCCTATGACGATCATAACCACGACCAATGAGATGAGCACAGACCGGGCTTATGAAGCATTCACGGCTTATAAGCAAGTGCGCCATGAGGTGGAATCTATGCTTAGAGAAAAACAATTGCAAGTCAAATTAAAGCATGATAGAATACTTGGTAAGTAGCGCTAACATCGAGGTGATATTATGCCTAGAAAGCCGGGCGAACAATACAGAAAACGAAAACGCCGAAAAACAAATGAGATCTATAACCGCAGCCGGCCTGAACGTGACAAACAATATTACTCACGTCAATGGAAACGGGTGTCAAGACTATACAGACAGCAACATCCTCTTTGCGAAGAATGTGAACGTGAAGGGCGAATAACGCCGGCGGAGCTGGTCGACCACATAGTCGCAGTTTCCGATGGCGGGAGCATGTGGGAATGGGAGAACCTGCAGAGTTTGTGCTGGGCATGTCATAACCGGAAGCATGGAAAGGGGTAGGGGGGTTAAAATCCTCCCGGCCGGCGCTTCCGAACAACGGCGCGGACCCTCGCGCAAGTTTTCGCAGGATTAAACATGGGGGGTGACAAACCATGCCAGGACCGCCTAAAAAACCAACAGCACTCAGGATCTTAGAGGGAAACCCGTCAAAGCGGCCTCTTCCAAAAAACGAGCCGAAGCCGGACCCGTCTCTCCCGGAATGTCCTGACTGGTTGCTGGACGATGCGAAGCAGGAATGGGCGCGCGTGGCGCCTGAGCTTAACCGGCTCGGCCTTCTGACGATGGTTGATCGGACCGCTCTTGCGGCGTATTGTCAGAGTTACGCGAAGTGGAAACAGGCCGAGGAATTCATAAAAAAGCACGGGACTGTTTATAGGATGGTAAAGGTCGATAACGATGGGAGGAAATACGTATACAGCCAGCAACACGCCGAGGTCGGGATCGCAAACCAGTGCCTGAAGCAGATCCGGGCCTTTTGTGCCGAGTTTGGGCTGACGCCGTCAGCAAGAGGAAGACTGGAGATGCCTACAGGGCAAAAGCAGGATGATTTTGAAAAACGGCTGAAAAAGCGGATGGGATAAATGTTTAGCCGTAAAAAAGCCAACTGGGCGGTGGAGTTTGTCTCCCGCCTACGGCACACAAAAGGCGAGTGGGCCGGGCGACCATTCAATCTGCAACAATGGCAAAAGAAGTTTATCCGGGAACTCTTTGGCCGAGTCCGTCCAGATGACAAACTCCGGCAATACCGGACGGCATATCTGGAGGTCCCGAGAAAAAACGGAAAAACCGAGCTAGCCGCGGCTCTGGCTCTATTGCTTTTGGTCGGTGACGAGGAGCCGGGAGCGGAGGTTTACAGCGCCGCCGCTGACCGTGACCAGGCATCATTGGTATTCAATGCCGCGGCGACGATGGTTCGATCCGATCCGGTCTTGCGGCAATATCTCCGGATCCTCGACTCAAGCAAACGGATCGTGTGCTATGAGACGAACAGCTTTTATCACGCGATAAGCGCGGAGGCATACAGCAAGCACGGATTCAATGCCCATGCGGTGATCTATGACGAGCTACACGTCGCGAGAAATCGTGAGCTTTGGGACGTACTGCAAACCTCCCAGGGGGCCAGGAGACAACCTCTCATGCTCGCGATCACAACAGCCGGGCATGACCGGAACACGATCTGCTGGGAGCAGCACGAGTATGCGGAGAAGATCCTAGACGGCGTGATCAAGGATGAGACCTTTCTGCCTATCATTTACGCTGCAGACCCGGAGGATGACTGGACGGACGAGCTGGTGTGGCAGAAAGCCAATCCAAACCTCGGCGTTTCGATCAAGCTGGACTTCCTTCGCCAGGAGTGTAAAAAGGCGCAGGAGATACCGGCATATCAAAACACTTTCCGGCGCCTGTATCTCAACCAATGGACAACGCAGGAAACGCGATGGATCGACCTCGATACATGGCGAGCTTGCGAGGGCCCGGTGGACCCTGCAGACCTGTCTGGTTTGAAATGCTGGGCGGGCGTGGACCTCTCGACGACGACGGATATTTCCTCCTGCGCTGTCGTTTTTGAGCCGGATTCCGAGGGGCGAGTGAACGTCCTGAGTTTCAATTGGGTGCCTGGTGAGAACATCTTGAAACGTGCCAGGCGGGACAATGTCCCATATGACGCGTGGGCAAGAGACGGATATATCACAGCGACCGACGGGAACGTCATTGACTATGACAGAATTGCGAATTTCATCGCATACGACTTGAAGGAGATGTTTCCAAATCTCTGCCTGGTTGGCTACGACCCATGGAACGCGACACAGTGGGCAATAGGCATGGAGTCCGAAGGTGTTCCGGTATACGAGGTTCGGCAGGGGTACAAGACCCTGTCGCCGGCGTGCAAGGAGTTTGAGCGTTTAGTGCTGGGCAAAATCCTTCGCCATAACGGGAACCCGGTGCTGACGTGGGCGGTGGATAATCTCGTTGTGACGCAGGATCCGGCAGGGAATATCAAGCCGGCAAAGGACAAGGCGACCGAGCGGATTGACCCGGCAGTTGCGCTGATAATTGCCCTGTCAGCGATGCTGCAGGACCGTGAAGACCCAGTGAGTCCCTACGAGTCCAGGGGTGTCATCGCCATCTAAGGGGGGTGTATGTGTGCAGATATGGGAGCAGATCAAAAACAGGGTTAAATCACTACGCAACAAACGTGCCTCCCCGCTTGGCAATCTAAGCAATCCACCGCAATGGCTTTCGGACTTTCTCGGCGGCGGGAACCTTTCTGCGTCGGGATTGCGTGTTACGGAAGATGACCTCCTCAAGGTCTCGGCGGTCTACGCCTGCGTAAATCTCATTTCCAACACCCTGGCGTCGCTTCCGCTCCCGACATACAGGCGGAAACAACCGAGAGGAAAGGAACGGGCGCGAGACCATTACCTGTATGACGTGCTCCAGTACGAGCCGAACCCGGAAATGACCAGCTTTGATTTCCGGAAGGTCATGCAGGGGCAGCTGGAGCTTTTCGGCAACGCCTACGCGAATATCGTTTACGATATGGCAGGGCGGGTTAAAGAGTTGTGGCCTATCCCGTCTGTTTACGTCAGGCCACGCCGCAATGACAGCAATCAATTGCTGGTCTATGACATCTCCGTCCCGAACGGGACGCCCCGGACATTGCTGGCTAGCGAGATGTTTCATCTCCGTGGGTTCGGTGACGGCTTGTTTGGGTATCCGCCTATCAGATATGCGCGCGAGATCGCCGCTCTGGCGCTTGCCGCAGAGGGGTACGGCGCAGGGTTCTTTGGTCGCGGGGCGGTGGCGTCGGGAATAGTCGAGTTGCCCGGGAAGCTTTCAGAGCAAGCACTTGAGAATTTCAAGCGGACGTTTCAAGAGAATTACGGTGGGCTGAACAACCAGCACAGGATTTTATTCCTTGAGCAGGGTCTGAAGTTCCATCAGACGACGATCCAAAACGATAACGCGCAGTTCCTGGAGACCAGGAAATATCAGGTCGAAGAGGTGGCGAGGTTCTTCGGGGTCCCGCCCCACAAAATAGGGGCGCTTGAACGTTCGACGAACAACAACATCGAGCACCAGGGGATTGAGTATGTCCAGGATTGCATCAGGCCGCGCGCAGTAAACTGGGAGCAGCAGATCAGGAGACAGTTACTCAGCGCAGAAGGCAAAAAGCGTTTCTACGCGGAGTTTGTGCTCGACGGTCTCCTGCGTGGCGATGTCCAAAGCAGATCTCAATACTATAAAACAGGGCGCAATGACGGCTGGCTCTCGGCAAACGACATCAGGGAGCTGGAGAACATGAACCCGATACCGGTTGAGGAAGGCGGCGACGCCTACCTGATAAACGGAAACATGGTACCGATCACTGAAGCGAATCAGGTACAGGAAGGAGGGGATGACAGTAATGCCTCAGAACCTGGAGCGTAGATATATCAACACCACGCTGGAGCTTCGCGACAATGACACCGAACCTGTAGTTTCCGGCTACGCGGCAAGGTTCAACGAAGAGTCCGAGGAGTTGTGGGGGTTCCGGGAGGTTATCCTTCCCGGTGCGTTCAAGGACGCCCTCGAAGCTCCGGACATCAGGGCGCTTTTCAATCACGACCCGAGCCAGATTGTAGCGAGGACGAAGAATAACACCCTAAGAGTTTGGGAGGACGAACAGGGCCTCCGGTACGAATTTCAGCCGAACATGAAGACCGCAGCAGGAAGGGATCTGGTTGAACTCCTCAGGCGTGGCGACGTCGATCAATCGTCTTTCGCGTTCTCGATGGATGGCGGCATCGAGGAATGGGATGATACCGGTGAGATCCCGGTCAGGAAGCTCATCAAGATCCCGAGACTCTATGACGTGTCGCCCGTCACGTATCCGGCCTACCCCTCCACGAGCGTAGGGGTACGGAGTGCGCAGGACGTGTACGAGGAGCACAAGGCGCAACGCGAAGAACAGGAAAAACAGGCAGCCGAACAGCATGCTGAGGAAGCACGTGTGAAAGCGAGAATGCTTCGCCGGAAGGCGGAGCTTGAATACAAAAAGGAGGTTTTTTGACATGAACGTGAAAGAGATGCTCGAAAAGAGGGCGAATGTCTGGGAACAGGCGAAAGCGCTTATTGACGCGGCTGAAACAGAGGGCCGAGATTTTTCCGCTGATGAGCAGGAGCAGTACGACAAGATGATGGACGAGATGGACGGGCTTGCCAAGAGGGCGAAGCGTCTCGAGGAAAAACAGCGTCTTGAGGCACAGCTGGCCGAACCGGCGAACGAGCCTGTCCGGGTGAATCCTGCTTCTGGCGACGCGGACAAGAAAACTCCAAACCTCATGCCGGAGTTCAGGTCGTTCATCAAAACAGGCGTGGTTGGCCCTGAAATGCGCAGACTACAGACCGACCCGGATGCTCAGGGCGGTTACCTTCTTCCTCCGGAACAGTTTATTGCGGATCTGATCAAGGAGATCGATGACAGGGTCTTTGTCCGTGGCATGGCCACTGTTATCCCCGTCACCACGTCCGACTCCCTCGGTGTCCCCACGCTTGAGGCTGATGTTGACGATCCCGACTGGACTGCTGAGGTTGAAGCTGTCGCTGCTGATGCGTCTATGGCGTTCGGCAAACGCGCGCTTACTCCTAACCAGCTCACCAAGCTGGTTAAGGTCAGCATGAAGCTCCTGCGGACTTCGGCCATTCCCGTCGAAGGTCTCGTCAGGGAGCGCCTGGCCTTCAAGTTTGCCGCGGCACAGGAGAACAACTTCCTGAACGGCGATGGCGACAACAAGCCACTCGGAGTATTCTTTGCAAGTGCAAACGGGATCAGCACGGGCAGGGACGTGAGCACAGGGAATACCGTAGATGCCATTAGTGCGGACAACCTGATCGAGGTGAAGTACGCACTCAAGCAGCAGTACCGCGCTGGAGCACAATGGATCTTCCACCGCGACGGTGTCAAGCAGATATCCAAACTCAAGGACGGCGACGGTCAGTATCTCTGGCGTCCGGGCCTTGCGGCAGGGCAGCCGGACACGCTTCTCAACTTGCCGGTCAACGAGTCAGAATATGCTCCCAACACCTTCACTACGGGGAAATACGTGGGCATCCTCGGCAATTTCCGCTACTACTGGATCGCCGAGATGTTCGGGATGGAAATCCAGCGTCTGAACGAACTCTTTGCGCAGAACAACCAGGTTGGGTTCATTGGTCGCATGTGGGTCGACGGCGCTCCCGTGCTCGAGTCCGCCTTCGCCCGCGTCAAGCTGGCGTAGGAGAATTTGAAAGGGGCCGGGTGTCCGGTCCCTTTCCCTAATCTTTGAGGAGGGGTTCGAATGGCGAACGTCAAAAATTACAAAGAACAGGGCGGAGACGTTACGGTTATAGGCGGGGAGTTGAGAATATCCGGCGGTAAAATCACCATTGACGGGACGCAGGCATCGGCGATAACAAAACTCGGCGCCACGCCGACTGATGCGGAAATCCAAGCCGCAGTCAATGCGATAATCGACGTGCTTGCCGGGGCTGGTATTGTCGCTGCCGAGTAGGTGATGATTATGCGTATACGGATGACCAAAACGTCTGCCGGGCCTGATGGCGTGCTGATGTCAGGTAAGATTTACGAGGTTGACGCACCTGAAGCTAAAAGGCTTTTAAACGCGTCCGCGGCC